CTAGGTTGTATGCGGCACTGGCTTGTGCATCATCATGGATAATACACTTGCACGGTACCCAACCGTGACGATTTAATACCTTTACGCCGTAATGTTCTAGTACGGCGCCAAGGTCAGGCTTCGATACCACCGGTTACCTTCAACCATTGGTTCAAATCTTGGATAACCCACGACTGGTCTAGCCCCGCCATGCGGCGCTTGACGATGACATAGGCTGGTGGCGTAACATCTAAGTTACGCGCCTTGGCATAGTTAAATGCCTCAGTAGTAGCCTCACGCCAGAACTGTGGCAAGTCCATCTTGGCTGTTGCCTTCAGCTCAAAGATGTACGGCGCACCTGCAACGATGCACACGATGTCACCTTCGTCATCCTTGCCTGCTAGGCGTAAACGTTCAGCTAGCACACCTTTGCCACGAAGAAACTTGAGAATGCCTGTCTCAAAGGCAGAGCCTTTGCGCTTACCGTATGTACTCATAGCCCCAGTATCTCACAAATGTCATGCGCTTCGCGCTTCACCAAATATTTTTTGGCAAAAAATTTTTCCTCGTCAGTGTTGGTCGTGTCGTACATATTAAGTGCGCCAACCTGTCCATTGAAATAATCTAACCCTTCTTTGAAACTCATTGGCGCATCTCATTCCATGTCTGCCCGACTCGCATCTGGCTCAGCTCTGAATACAAGGTCATACGGCTAGCGTCTGCCCACAAAGTCAAGTAATTATCACCGGTGGCGCTATGCTTGCTAAAGCGATTCTTCACACAAGCGACACGAAACTCGCCTGAGTGTGGCACGAGAGCCACTGTCAGGATCATCTCTGGCAACTGGGCAATCTTGCCCTGAATAGCTTTACGGCTTGGTGGCAAGTCAGGCTTGCCTTCAGCTTCGCTTGTATGGTGCAGTAGCACAACAGCGGCTTCTGTCTCACGAGCAATATGGTGCATTGCTTTGGCAATCTCACGAAGGCCAGACCAGTCATCGCCTGCCATAGAGACAACGTTCATAGCATTGTCCACAATAATCATGTGTGGATATTCGCCATAGGCTTCGCCGTAAGCACGGATAGCAAGATCGATTTCATCTAGCGTAGGGCTAGGCGCAAAGTCAAACTGCAAATGCTTAATGCTCTCTAGCTCTTGACCGTAGAAGTCCTGACCAGCACCGCTGGAGAATGCTTCTTCGACAGTGGAAACCTTATGACCGGTAATCATTGCCGATGCTCGGATAGCAGTGGTATAGCCATCTGTATCTGCTGATATATACAGCGTAGGCACTTTCATTTGAACTGCCATCCAAAGGGCTATGAGTGATTTGCCGGCGTTAGGTGCGCCTGCAATCATTGTCAGTTGTCCTCTACGAAACCTAATCCCTTCGTTTACGAGCGAAGGGAATAGGTCTGGTAGCAGTGCATAATCGTTCGTGCTTTTCGCTGCCGCTTGGTGTAGTGACAGCATGACGGATTAGCGAACGAAGTTAGGCTCGCACTGATCAGGTGTACCCTTCGGCGTTGGGCAGAAGTAGCCCTTCCACGCCTTTGGTGCGCCTGGCTTTGACTCACGGAACTGACGCTCACCGTGCTTGCACTGGTGAACAGCCAAGGTCAACGGTGATGGTGTTGGTGTCTCTGACACTACGGTTGCGCCGAGAGACTGGATGGCGTTGCGGACGTTGCCGGCATTGCCAAGTGAAGCCGAGACAGAGCCAATGAGTGCGGCTGTGTCTTGGATGGTTGCCAACTGTGCTTCCAACTCTGCTGAGTTATCTGCATAGATGTTGATTAAGGTTCCGTCAGCCAACTTGAAGTTGACTTGGAACTTGGTTGTTTCTGCTGCCATGGTATTGCTCCTTATTTTATCTGTGATAGTGGATCGTAAATTGATGAAAGCTCTCCGCCAACGGCGTAACAATAGTCCTTTACTCCGCATGAGCTACACGCCATGCCGATGTTAGGCAAATATACTTCTGCTTCCAAGCCTCGCGCAAACTGTGCAAACAACTCAGTCATGACGGGAATTGTCCAGCGACTCAACCCTTCAGCTTCTTCGAACTTAGCATCTCGTGCTGAGTAGAAGTAACCGCGAGTAGGCCGAATGCCGAACTGCATCTCCATGAGGCAGGCATAGATGCCCAACTGCATAGCCGAGTCAGGCGTTGATTTGCCGGTCTTAAAGTCTACCACGATTAGCTCGCCAGTGGGTAGAACGGCAATCAAGTCAGCGAATGCCTTGATAAGCACATCGCCAAAGTATTGGTTGAAACCGATTTCAATGCCAGGTACGCCCTCTGGGCTAACCCAAATCTCCAACTGAGATTCTTGCCAAGCGTTGATGAAATCAAAGAACATCTTCTTGCCGTTCTCATCCCACCAATTCTTGTCTTCCTTGTTGGGATACTGCTTGGTTGCTCGTCCACCCACGCGCCAATCAACAGGATTGGTGCTGGACTTAGATTCAACCTCGGCAATCTGATCTATGAAAGCCTTTTCCCAAATGGTATCCCAACTCATGCGATGGTTTCCTCTCCGGCAACGAGCTTGCGAGCTTGGTCAAGACCAAGTTTAATCATCTCGTTAGGCTCCTTGTCAATAAGATTCTGGATTTGCTTACCAAGTGCAAGTCGCATAACGACTTCAGTTTCAGCAAAGGCTTGTTGGAAAGCCTGCTGGCTGATTACTTTGGCGTGTCTTTTACCCATGTGATTCTCCTAGTGGTGGCGTGACTGCGACTGCGAGGCTACCACATAGCGCACAGTTGATGTCAAGGAAATAGATACCGATTTCTCCGTCATCGTCAAACTTACACTTGACGCTCCATAGATCCGACCCGCAGGGGCAGACTCGGATTGGGCCGAGATTACGATAGTCGGCTTCTGTACCGGTTGTTGGCTTGAGGTTTGCGATGTCATCCATCACCACTCCAGCGCGAACCAAAAGAAAAAGAAGTCGGCGTCAATGCCATACTTGCCCACGCTAAATCCAAGGCGAACAGTATGCTTGCTGTAACCAGTGGTTAGGTATACACGACCATAAAATGTAAACTCTTTTGTCATTAGAATGGAACCTCATCTGTCGGATTTTTCTTTTTTTCAAATTCCGCCAATAGGAAAGCCTCGGCAGCGGCGTGAAAGGCTGAGCCTCCCACGAACCACCAAGCTGGCTCTTGTGGTGCTTGCAAGTTACGCTCTAGCTGGAATGCTTTGCCACAGCGCAACCATGAAGTAAAGGCGCTAAAGGATCGGTGTTGCACAGTTGTTTCGTTCATGGCGTGAGCATAGCAGGGTGGTATTCGCCACTGTCAAACCAGACACGCCGATGGAATCTGCCAATGGCATAAGTTGACAAGTCACCTCTGGGTATGACTATAATATGAGCGAAGCGAATGCGGTTACGGTGGAGCCTGTTAGGCTCCCCAACGAGGCGGCAAGGCTGATAGCCTCTAACAGTAAAACGGCATAAAAAAATAACCCCCGCCGAAGCGGGGGCATTTTTGTTTAACTTTACTTTGCGGCTGTTGACTTAAAGTGGTTGTAAGCACCAACTGCAACTGGGCCAAGAACTGCTACAACAGCAGCCCATGCAACAGACTTGAGGTGATGGTTACCGGTCTGCCAGATAGATACGCCAGCAACGAGAAGTGCGGCGAGGTAATGCTCTACGATAGCTTTGTTGAACTTCATGGTATCTCCTATAGTGAGAAGCTGGATTGTTCCAGCTCTACTACGGTACCATAGCTACGGCTTTAAGGTACGAATCCCATGGGAAATTTGCGCCAGGATCCGTATGTCCGCCAGCTATCTTCTTGGCAAGGGTAATGTCGTTATGACCCACAAAACCCGCTTTACCAGCCAGTACATCCTCTGGTGATAGCTTTACTAGGGGGATGTGGTTACGACGGGCTATATCGGCTGCTAGAGCCGCTGAGACGTGTAATTCGGCAACGCTGTACCCGTCACCCCATTGAGCTGGCGTTTGAGCCGCAGAGCCTGCATGCTCAATGGAAATAGACTCTTGGTTGAGGGCGTAGTCGTCTACAGCCCATGCGGTATCTGTCTCTAGGACAGACTGAATAACCTGCTTATCATCGCACATATAGTGGGCAGAGGCTTGTGGCGCTGTGGTGCCAGCGAACCATGCGGCTACTTGCTTGGCACGGCCTTCTGTCTCAGGCGTCTCCATGGTGTGAATAACGATGAGGCGTGGGGTATGACCGGCACGACCCTTGGTGTAGTTGCGAGCTTGGATGAATGGATATGTCATTGGTAGATTAACCTTTCTGCCAAATCCCCTGGCGTTACTTGATCATCTGGTTTATCGAATAGTGGAACAGAGGCGCGTCGATACGCCTCTGCCACAAGCTCCGAGCAGATATAACCATCGTGCTGGCTAATGCGATGAAGCGTCTTATTGTTAGCCAACAATTTTAGTCCGAGGATACGAAGGGCAATACTGATAATAACCAAGAAGTTGTAGGGTCTGCCTACGGTGAGCTTGGCATAGTTGACAACGGCAAGGCGTTGTTCTAGCAAGATTGACTCATGCTGGTTCCATGC